GGTGGACGAGATTTGGCAGGCCATCATGGACAACGACATGGAACGCGCTCGAGACATCTGCGCGGCGACGGTCGTGGAAGCACGCTTGCTGCGCCATCAGATCGGCTTGCAAAGTGAGAGTAGACATGACAACCAAAGATAAGGTCTGGCGGTATCTCAGCGGCCACAAACGCGCCGTGACTGCGCAGTTTTTGTCAGACTACTTCATTCAACCAAAGTCCACGATCATCAAGGTACTCAATGAACTCAAAAACCAAGGGAAACTCGAAGTCGTCTTGGCTACAGACACCAAATCTGGACGCCGCCCCTACGCCTGGCGACTCAAACGCGTTGGGTGTATGGCCTTTTCCGAACTGGACGACGCACCGCCCGCGCCACCAGCCCCTCGACAGCCCGCCTACAACCGACCAATGCAGAACTCGTACCCATCAGTACGAGGATATGAAGACTGAACTTGGAGAAGCAAAATGGTAGACATGGTCAACCATCCGCCGCACTACACGCGTGGCGGCGTGGAGTGCATCGACGCGCTAGCGTCAGCAACAGCAGGGCTTGAGGGGCTGGATGCAGTCTGCACGGCCAACGCCATCAAGTATTTGTGGCGCTGGAAGCAGAAAAACGGTGTTGAGGATCTGCGCAAGGCGCAGTGGTATATCGCTAAGCTGATTGAGACATCTGTAGCGCCAGAACCCGACCTTCTTCGACGCGCCGCCCCCAACCCCGACCAAACGTGGACCACGTGGGCAGTGTCTGTAGATACGCCAGACGGCGATCTTGGAAAGTATTGATCACGTCCGCTGCCGGCATGGCCGCGACGGCTCGCAAGGTCAGCGGGCCGATCGCGCCATCCGGCGTGGTGCCGATAGTCTCTTGCAAGAACTTAGCCGCGCGGCCTGGGCCGCTGTTGATCGCGGTATCAAAGACCACGTAGTCCACGCCTGCTGGCAGCTCGTCAGCTTTGACCTTGTCCCAATACTTGTCTTTGTACAGCGGCGCTACGTCAGCAGGCGTCAACGCGCGCATGTCGGCCTCATCAACCGGATGGCCGCACCACTTCTCCCAGGTCGTCTTGGTGCATCCTAGATTGGTCATTCCGCCGGGGTCATCTTTGTGGTTCACAAACCCACCTTCGTGATGCAGCACAGCAGCTAGCGCAGCGTCCCAGTTTGACTTCATTTCTTCGCCTCAAGGGTCTCTTGCTTTGCCTTGGACCCAGCGCTTGAGCCAAAGAAAAAGTTCAGAATAGTCGCTACGACAGTAGCTAGGATAAACCCCAACACCGTGTCCGCAAAGCGCACGTTATTTTCGGGGATCGTCACCATCGTGATCAAGAAGATGTAGCCCGCAGCAACCAACGACCAGAAGGTTGCCAAGATGTAGACGAATGACCGGCTGATACCGTTACCGTTTACCAGCGCGGCGATCTGCATGGCGCGCGCGTCAGCGGTGTTTTTATTGGCCTGCTCGACCATGAACTCTTCATGCTGCATTGCCCGCTCGCGCAGGCGCGTGATGTCCTCGGCGCTCATGTCGGGCTTTAATTCCACGCCAGTCTTTTCTTGGACGTAATCAAGCCCCTTGTCCACGACCGCTTGCGCGACTTTGGGTAGGTTGTTTTGGATGAGGGTAGAAACAATGCCGGCAATGACTGGGATCATCTGACAATCTCCGCGAGGGTCAGCATTAAGGCAGCGATCAGCAAGATGATAATGCCGAAGATGTAGTTCATTCCGGCCATCGCTCTACAATAAAAATGATGATGTGGGTCAGGATGATGCCACCCAGGCCCACGACGACGGCGATCAGACCTGCGTCTGAGGCGTTCTTGATGAGCTTCTTGCGTCGGCGAATCTGTTCGTAAATCATCTTCTCACGCTGCTCTTTGATGCGCCGCCGCATCTGAATAAACTCTACGTAGCCTTCCCGGCCAAGGTGCTGTAGCGCACCGTAATGGAACCAGTCGTACAGCGTTTTCTCCATCTGCCTGATCTTTACCTGAGCCGCATAGGAGTCGAACGCTTCCACCGTCGCAGACTTGGAGAAGACGAGTTTTTTAAAAAGCGGCGGCTTGATGTTCTCTTGGCCGCTCATCCATTCTTGCAGGTCGCTGACCGCGCCTGCCCACTTGCCGAGCTGACCGAAGACATCTTCAGCCTCGCGCCCCAGCTCTACCGCCTTCTTCAATCCGTTGAAGACAGCGGTCGCAGTCGCCAACAGACTGATCGGGTCAAGCATCAGTGAACCTTTAAGACGATCCCCAAAAGCAGCAGGATAATCGCCCCCGCCGCCCCGATCAAGATGTGCTCCAAGCGCTTGATGCGCAGGATCGTCTCAGTCCAACGTTCCGCGCAGACAGCCTCGTGCGTGCTCAAGCGACCCTCCAGTTCGTTAGCAGTTGCCATCAATCTCGCCCTGATACAGTCGTGGTTGCCGTTGCTGCCGATCCTGCCGGTATCCAAGTCCGGTCGTCTGACAGCGCCTTGAGAACCGTATTGCGCTTGGCCGCAGGCACGCGATCAAGCGCGGTCAGCAAGTCTTCATTGCTACGCATAGCTTTGATGAGGACGTCCATCGTCTTGGTGTCAACCTTTGCGCCCAAGATTGACAAGACGCGGTTGCCCGCTGTGACCGTCGGGTCAAAGAACGCCGGCAGCTTAAACAGTCCTTTGTTGCGTTGCAGTATGTCTTCGATCGGCTCGCGGCCTTGCTTGACCGCCGTCTCGACAGCGCCGCGCTTCTCCAGTTGCTCTGCAACTTTGCTGAGCGTCGGATAGCGCGACCCCATCTCTTTGACGACATCGTAACTGCCGACGCCAAAGATTTTCTCAATGTCCTTTGGCCGATCGCCGCGCACCAGTTTGACGTACTCGTCAGGCGAATCCTTGAACAACTGCAACGCCTTAGCGGCGGCGCGCTGCTGGTTAACTTCAGCCATGCCTGACTCGAAGGCGCGCAAGTAGTCACGCCAGCCTGTGCCGCCCGCTTGTTCAATAGCGTCGTCCATCAATGGCTTAATCTTCGACAGAATGCCTGCCGCTACTTGACGTTGCGAGTCAGCACTTTCGTTGGGGTACAGCTTGCGGATTACGCTGTTGACAGAGTTTTTGCGGATGGCTTCGAGCGCGTAAGGATCAATGACGCCGTCTTTAGTCCACTTTTGGATGTCGCTAACAACGCCTGACAACGCAGCATCAAACGCATCGTTGCCTGCCGTTTCTGTCTTAGTTCCAAGCGCGCGAATTTTGTTGACAACATCCGCAGTTTTAAGCGGCTGCAAACCTTCCGCTGCAAGACTATCTAACGCGTATTGTTTGAACCGCGCGGCTTCGCCAAAATTAAGCGACCCTTGCGCAGCATCAGTCATTGCTTTATCTGCAAGGCGCTCAAGCTCTGCTGAGTACGAATATCGCCCAGGTATGCGAGGCTGACCTGTAAGGTCTGGCCGCCCAAGTCCAGCACCGCCAATCGGAAATGCTTGCCCGGCTTTACCTTCTGCCGTTTGCCGCGCCGCTTCTAAACGACGTACATCCTCAACTTTACCGGTGGCAGCGCCTTGGAACCGCGACACGTCTGTTTCCAATCCTGGTGCGTAGCGACCCGCTAAGCCCGCGCTTGTTAGCGCCTCTTCACGTCCGCGCGCAGTCAGCTCGCGTAGATTGCGTTGCGTCTGTTCGCGTGTGGCGCGCGCTTGAGTCTGCGTAAAGCCGCCTGCAAGCCGCGCCAATTCGTTTAGCTGCGCTTCGCCTTGCAACGCTCGCAGTGCGTTAACTGCGCCGTCGGGATCTTTTTTCGCTGCAAGATCAACCAGCGCCATGAACGCCGGGCGGGTGGTGCCGACAAGCGCTTCATCTGGCGGCGCGGTCCCGGCGGCACGAAGCGCAGCGCGAGCGGCTGGCAGGTTTTGCTCGCCAATCGCCTCCTGCAAAATGTTCATCGCACGGCGCTCGGCCAAACCCATGCCAAACGTGTCTGCCATCGAGCCTGCACCGCCAGCGCCGGCTTTTATAAGCCCGCTCAACGCTGGCCCGGCTACAGCGCCGATGCCTGTGCCGGTCAGCAAATCTTCGCCGGTAAGTCCAGCAGCAGCGCCGCCTACGACGCCGCCGCCTGCCATGCGAGCCGGTAATGACGAGCCAACAAAACCGCCAGATTCAAGCGCCGGGGCCATGCCGCGCAGCATAGGTACTGCACGAGCGCCAATGCCAAATGCGGGGCCGACTCCTGCTGTACCTGCGACTTGCGTGCCGACAGTGCCTATTGTGCGAGCCGCTGAATCTGGCGGCGCTCCCAGCACATTGGTAGCAAACTCGCTGATAGCGGCGCGTCGAAGCGCGTTTTCTTGCGCTGTTTCAAACGG